GGCTTACATTTTGATATGGGATCCAATCCCACATCCCGTAAATACAGGTACCCTTTTTGTAGGGTATTTTTCACGTGCAAAGCATTCTAACAAAAATACAAAACATACAAAACATTTTCACTACATGTAACCATATACACATGCGCCTATTCAACTATAGCTGCGGAGCAGCAACCCACATCGGCGAAACGGGGTGTTATGTGCCTTTACAATAGGCATGCACATTGCCTAACTACTTTTATAGATATTTGTCACGCCACATTTCAACACGTGTGTCGTAACTAACATCCAATTCTTCGCAAAGGTGCCTCAAACCTGCACGCTCTGCAACTTCAATCAATTGCCTGCGTCTAGTATCATATACCTGTTCACCGTGATTAAACCATTCACGGCATGCAGTATCTATGTTCTTCGCACAGGCCACTCTCTCCGAATCCACACTGTCCCTGTCACGTAGGTAATAGTGAAGACTCTTAAAACATGATTGGTCCACCAGGGCACCAACATGTACTCCAAGTTTTGGGTGAAAAACACTCACCCGTTTCAGAAATTCAAATTCTTCTGGTGGTAGAAAGTCCACCAATTCACTCTCTTTGTCAGGCATAGTGTACACTTGTCCGTGGGCTTCTAAAAACTCTGAAGCACCCTTGATTGTGAAGTCACTAATATCGGACCGAACAGACCCTATATTGTCATCGCCATATGTTATCAACTTCACACAATCACGGAAAGATAAACATTTGCCATTACGTGGCATGTGTTCACTGTAAAAATAGCATCTCAAATTTAGGCTACCACAAATACCGTTCAAAATCACGGTCAAGGAATTCCCAGAAATGTGAGAACCAGAATTCAGGCTTATCAAATCCCCATTAAAAGCGATGACTGCATAAACCAAATCACCAGCCATCGATTCCATCACACTAAGGTCCTCCTCACTGTAATCGCAACATCGCGCAAAATCAATCAAAATGCGCAACGCCGCCAATAACAACTGTGAGGGTAATTTCTGGTCATATTTACCATAATCTCCGCCAATCAATCTGTCCTCACCAAAGGTGTATATGTGCTCATGTAACTCATTCCATTCGGGTCCATGACTGTTGATACCAACTGCACACTCTGAGATTTTGGGATAGAACTGCAAGACGCGCAAGATTGGAAGAAAATACTTGCGAACTAAAAAGGTAAGTGCCACCGGGTTGCTATAAAATATCCGACACTTCCTTTTATCAAGAACTTCATCTTTCTTACAAGCTTTTGCAATGGGGTAAGCTCGTTTTCCTTCACGATAACATGCCAATAATCTGTCAATTTCTCCCTGAACAACTGCCTCAGGCTCAACAACCTTTGTGTATTCCCCTAAGGGTTCAACATCGACCAAATACTTTTCTTTCTTCCCAACCAGCGGAAAACCTACTGAAGTGTTGGTCTTGATCCTGTCAATGAATTTCTTGCCAGGAATACCGTTCCAATTCTCAATGTCTGTCAATGGTCTAGTGTCATTCCACATTTCATGCTTGAATATAGGTGTTAATTCCGATTTGTAATCAGTAATTGCCCAATACAATAATTCAGGACTAAACATTTGACCAGGAACTGACATATTTGCCAAACATTTCTGCCAAGGCTCCCATTGGGGCGACTCGATAGGTTTGCAAAAGATATTAGGAAAATCCATGACATCCATCACATGTTCAGAAATGGGCGTGGGTTTGGCTGACGACTTGAAAGTCGAATGTCCAATGCAAGTACCATGCCAAGCAATTTGAGAACCATGTGGCATAAATCTTACGGGACTCTTCTTGTGCAAAGTCTTATTAGTCATGATTGGTACACCCATCACATTCTTCTCGAAATTATCAGCCGTGCCCGAAAACATAACACCCTCTAATCCTTTCAAGAAAGTGAGACCCCGTTTGTACTGATCCAAGGTGAGCGTACCCGCACAACCCTCATTGGTTTCTGCTTTGCCACCAAGATGCACGCCAAGTATAATTGGTTTGTGTTCAGCAATTGCTGTTGCTCCACACATACCGGCAAACGTTGTCCCAGTATACTTGTGATACTCAAAGCCATAAAAACGGGCTTTACTATGACCTGTCTCTCCGAACTTAGCCAAGCCATTTGAAAGAGAAACACTTCCCATCTTGTCT